GGATTACACTGGCACGACGACAGACGCTCATGTAGGCTGGGCTGGTGAGTCTGGTGCTGTGTCCTATGGCGCTCAAATTGGTCCCTCCTTCGTCGTAACTGACGCTGGTGAGTCCGACACCGTTCTGTCTGGTAAGGTCTATGGCAGCGTTGCTGCTACCGAGAACCTGTCTGTCTACGGCGAACTCTCCTTCGCTGGTGGCATTGATGATGCTGACAACGGTTATGGAACCAAGATCGGTGCGACCTGGAGTTTCTGAGAAACTTCCTATATAAAGTAAATCAAGGGACCGTAAGGTCCCTTTTTTATTCTTTCGCACACACCACTATGACCAACTTTGCTGTATACACCAAACCTGGTTGTCCATACTGCACAAAGATCAAACAAGTTTTAGAAGGAAAAGGATTTACAGTTAGAGAGTACAAACTCGATGAAGATTTTGATAGAGATTCCTTCTATGAAGAATTTGGAGAGGGTAGCACTTTTCCTCAAGTTCTGCTAAACTCTGAGAAGCTCGGTGGATGCACCGATGCCGTTAAATACATGCGAGAAAAGAACCTTATCTGATGAATGAAGACTTTTACGACCTAGTAGAACGAGCGATTGATGTTGCATTTGAAGAAGACAAGTATTTGTTTAAATGCTATAACTATCTTCTTGCAGCAAAGACAACTCGAAAGCAGGTTCGTGAATTTATCGATTCCCCTACAGCAACTAGCATCACTGCGTTAGTAACTGAACTTGAACTCTTTATCAAGGGTGGTGACAAAACACTTCGTGAAGCTTATGGGCATCTAGGAAAACCCCGAGCAAGAAAGATCAAAACTTATTTGCAGGGAGTTCTAAATGATGCATCTCGTTATGAACATGACCGTCGTCCTGGACGCAAAAAGCGTTCTAAATAATGTCAGAGTTCACACATAGGAGGTTGGTTTCCGTAACAATCACACAGTTAAACATAGGGGGAAACCATGTTAGTTGCGCTTACAGTTCTAGTTACAATCGGTGCATTCATTTTGGGAATCACCGTTTCTTGGTTGGCAAAAGGTTATGTTGAAGACTTTATCGAAAACGCTGCCTTTGCTAAATCGGTGACACATCCAGAAATGTTTGATGAGGATGGCAATATGCTCCATGATGAGTTAATATACATTCGACCTGAGAACAACATCTGGACTGAATTTGATGATGACGATGATGAATGACTTTAGGAGTTAATTATGGCTACACGATCACTTGATAATAGCAGCAGTAGACTGCTTCTTAGCGAGATCTTACGCAAGGTCTCCAATGCAAAAACGAAGAAGGAAAAGATTGATCTTCTTCGTAAACACAATACACCTGCGCTCCGTCAATTATTGATTTGGAATTTCGATGAGAGCGTAGTTTCTATGGTTCCTGAGGGAGAAGTTCCTTACACACCAAACGATGCACCTGTTGGCACAGACCATACTCGTTTGGAACAGGAATACAGAGGTTTTTATCGCTTCGTGAAGGGAGGACAAGATCGTTTGCCTTCACTCAAGCGAGAGTCTATGTTTGTTCAACTTCTTGAGGGTCTGTCTGCAGAAGAAGCAGAACTTGTTTGCTTGGTGAAAGATAAGAAACTGAGCAATAAGTACAAGAGGATTACTAAGACTGTTGTATCTGAAGCATTCCCCAGTATTGAGTGGGGAGGTCGGTCTTAATGGGTAAAGGAGTAAAAATACTTCGGCAAGATTGTGATCCATCTCTTGCCGAAGATAGATCTTTTCCGTACACTGCTTACTTGGTTGAATATAAACAAGATGGCATGACTAAGTTCGATCTAGTTTCTGCCGCAAAGCAAGTTGATATCTTTGACTATTATTGGGATCTGTATCGATATGATTTTGTTAACATGACACAATCAGAAGGAAGAGCAAATCCTAAACTATGGAATGATCCAAACGAGAAGAAAAAGAAATGAACAGTATCTACGTTAGTAAACCTGGTCCTTCAGAGGAAGAGATCAGAGAACAGCAGGAAGCGATTGCTGCGGCAGAGAAAAAAGCAGAACAAGAAAAGGCAGTAAAAGCAGTTGCGAAAGCGGTTGCAATATTTGTCAAACCTCTTGTTCTTATGCTATCATGGAACTGGTTGATGCCAGGTCTCTTTGGTCTTGCGACTATTGGATACCTGAAAGCATTTGCAATGATCATTATTACAAGCATCCTCTTTAAGAATGACGAATCAGACAGTTAAACTAGTATCTGCTACCCCAGATGCTGAAGCACACATGGGGTATGTGGCGCGGGTGAGCAACCCCGCTAATCAGGAGAATCCTAAGGTTGCTGGTCTTCTTAAGTATTGCATTAAGCACGGGCACTGGAGCGTCTTTGAGCAGGCGTTCATGACCCTTGAGATCAATACTACCAGGGGTCTGGCAGCTCAAATCCTGAGGCACCGTAGCTTCACATATCAAGAGTTTTCCCAACGCTATGCTGATTCTTCCCTACTCACGGAGACGATCCCTCTACCTGAACTACGCCGTCAAGACACCAAGAATCGTCAGAATTCTATTGATGATATTGACCCGTTTGTCAAGCAAGAGTTTGAGATCAAAATGAGGCAGCACTTTGATGCTGGTATGAAACTCTACAAAGAGATGCTCGATGCTGAAATTGCAAAGGAGTGTTCTCGTTTCGTGCTTCCCCTCGCCGTGCCAACAAAAATGTACATGACGGGATCAGTTCGTTCGTGGATTCACTATATAGATTTACGATCTGGGCATGGAACCCAGAAAGAACACATGGATATTGCTAACGAATGTAAGCGTATCTTCATTGAACAATTTCCTATTTGTGCAGAAGCAATGGAGTGGACCTAATGCCTACTTACCCAGTAAAACATAAAGAGACGGGAGAAACAAAAACTCTCTCCATGTCTATGAAAGAATATGATCAGTGGAGAAAGGATAACCCTGATTGGGACAAAGATTGGATGGCGGGAGTCGGAGGCATGACCTACGGCAAACCAAAGCAATCTGACGGATTTAAAGAAGTCATGTCCAAAGTGCAAAAAGCACATCCTCGTTCAAACCTTAGTCGATATACTTGATTATGCCTAGAGCACGCAAAAGGAACACCACCAGCAATCCTGTCCCTTCTAACATGACTGCAAAGCAAATCAGAAGAAAGAAACCTATTGATAAGAGCTACATGGTTCCTATCAAACCGTTGACTGATAACCAAACAGTTGCGTTTGATAGCTATGAGATGGGTAAGAACCTGTTGCTTCATGGTGCAGCAGGAACTGGTAAGACCTTCATCACGCTCTACCTGGCGCTACAGGAGGTTCTGGATGAGAATACTCCCTATGATAAGATCTATATCGTAAGGTCTCTTGTACCGACTCGTGAGATTGGTTTCCTTCCTGGAGATCATGAAGATAAGTCTGCGCTTTATCAGATCCCATACAAGAACATGGTTCGATACATGTTCAGTATGCCTGATGACAACTCATTCGATATGCTTTATGATAACTTACGAGCGCAAGAAACTATTAGTTTTTGGTCTACTTCTTTTATCCGTGGAGTTACTCTTGATAATGCGATTGTCATTGTTGATGAGTTCTCTAACTTGAACTTCCATGAACTTGATTCAATGATCACCCGTATTGGTGAGGACTCTAAGATTATGTTCTGTGGTGATATTACTCAGACGGATCTTGTCAAAGAGAATGAGCGATCTGGTATTGCTGACTTCATTAAAATTCTTCAGAGTATGCAAGAGTTTTCATGTATCGAATTTGGTATTGAAGATATTGTTCGCTCGGGTCTGGTTAAGTCTTATCTGATGACCAAATACAATCTAGGATTTTAATGTTTAACTTTATTGATGTTGACCTTCATGAACATGTGGAGGTCGAACCTGTGACCAAAGATGGGACACGATTCTATCCCATTCCTGGGGCGGATAAATATTATCCGAGTGTAACCTCAATCACATCGTTTAAGAACGCACAATTTTTCCAGAAATGGAGATCTAGGATTGGTGAAAACGAGGCGAATCGAATTACTGCTAGAGCAACTCAGAGAGGCACTGCCTTTCACGCACTATCAGAAGACTACTTTAAAGGTGATCTGAATATCGACAAATACTTGGAAAATAATCCATTATCTGTTAGAATGTTTCAGTCGGCAAAGTCTACTTTGGATCGCATTAACAACATCCATTGTTTAGAGACTTTTCTATACTCTCATTATCTCGGTTTAGCTGGTCGTGTTGACTGTATTGCCGAGTTCGATGGCGAGTTGGCAGTAATCGATTTCAAAACTTCGACAAAAGAAAAAAAGGAATCATACATTGAGCACTACTTTGTGCAAGAGACTGCATACGCAGCGATGTTCCTTGAGCGTTCAGGTTTAGAGGTAAAGAAAATTGTCACACTTATCGCCACTGAAGAGGGATCTATTCAAATCTTTCAGAAGTACAATCTTGATGACTATCTACAACTACTTAAGTCCTACATTGAAGAGTTTGTCTCCTACCATGCCAAAAGATAATCCCCTTGAGGACAAGTTTTTAACTCCAACTAAGTTCTCTCAGGAGATTGAAAGAATGGTAAAGACTAGCAAAGGTCTTATCACTTACATTGAAGCAGTGACAACATACTGCTCTGAGAATGAAATTGAAATCGAAACAGTTCCTAAACTGCTATCGAAACCACTCAAAGAACGTCTTCGTCATGAAGCGATGCGTTTGAATTACATGAAACAATCATCAAAAGGAGTTCTACCGCTGTGACAGGATTTGAAGTGTATAAAATGTATCTCGCATTGCGAATGCACTTCACTAAAGACCATTATGATTATGTAAAATACAGAGGCAAAGTAAATGCCTCTGAAAAAGCGTTTGAACAACGCCGAGACAGATATTTTTTTAAAAAACTAGCGACAAAGTATGACGGGAGTAACATCCTGAATTACTTTGTCGCTAATTTCATGTCTGATCCAAGAGGATATATTAAATCTTTTGGTGACGGTAATTACGAACGATGGAAAGTAAATCAAGAGTCGTTTTCGTATAAATTTAGACAGGACGTTCATCAATTGCTCGAAGACTTTGAGGCACCTTATCAAGATAAGTTTGACAAAATCTTTGAAGTTCAAGATGGATCACACCCTCCCCTCCTTAGGTATTTTCTTTCGGGGGAGATCACATTAGAAACACTTGTTGTATTTGAAACTTGTTTAGGATACGTTGATAGGTTTGACAAAAAGTTATCTGATCCCATCTGGAAAGATGTGAGAAGGCAGGTAGTGAAGTATAAACCTTTCTTGAATATTGAATGTTCCAAGTACAGACAAGAGATACTAACAGTAATAAGGACGAAGTTATGAGTTTTTTCCAGTCAGATCAAGTTCAATCCAATCTACAGGACATCTTCAGCACATATCAGAAACTCTCATACATGACTTCCCGACTCCCTTCGATGGATAAGGAACAGAAATTGGAGCACATCGAAAATTGTAAGAGTCTGATCGACAAACAGAAGACTTTTTATGGTAGACTATGCCTTGCTGCATCGGAAGACAGCGATGCAGCAGATATGAAGACCCGAATCAATGCTCTTGCTAATGCCTTTGGATATGAGAACCTTGCCATGTGCATGGACGCTATGGTCAGGACTTTAGAACAAGCGGCAGAACAAGAGGGTTGACTTGCTCTATATACTATGCTACGATTACCCAGTAGCAAACAAAACACACACTCAATACGGAGAATACGAACATGTCTTTTGCCTCTCTCAAGAAAGCGTCTTCGGGCGGCGATACTTTTGCCAAACTGACGCGAGAGATCGAAAAACTCAACCAACCTTCTCAAGGTGGTGGCGCTGATGAGCGTCTTTGGAAACCTGAACTGGACAAGTCTGGTAACGGGTTTGCAGTCATCCGATTCCTTCCTGCACCCGATGGTGAAGAAATGCCTTGGGCAAAGGTCTGGAGTCACGCTTTCAAGGGTCCTGGTGGACAGTGGTATATTGAGAACTCTCTCACCACTCTCGGCAAGGATGATCCTGTTGGCGA